AGACAGGCCGCATGTTTGAGATAGAAGCCCAAGAAGAAACCCTGTTATGAAAGAAGTAAATGATTTACTTAGATATCGAAACCGATACGAAGCACAAACAGATATGGCTCTGTGTTACAGAGAAAGACGGGGAGATAAAACATTGGAGAAACAAAGATGGATTACAAGAATATCTTGAGGGCCACCCGATATGTGGTCATAACATTATTGGTTTTGATGCTCCTGTACTCAAGAGGGTGTGGGATGTCACCATACCCAGTTCCAGTTTAATAGACACACTGATTCTCTCGCGTCTGCACAATCCCGATGTAGACATTGCATTCATTGAGGGACAGAAAGTACCACCACCTCATAGCCTACAGGCGTGGGGCATTAGACTCAAGTGCCACAAGATAGACTTCACTGACTATGATGCTGGCTGGTCTATGGCGATGGCTTCTTATTGTGAGCAGGATGTGCTGCTTCTTAAGAAGCTGTATCACCACATCATGTCTCTGCTTTACAGAGATAAGTTCAGCACTCAAAGTATTGAGCTTGAGCATAGGGTTGCCATTATATGTAAGCAGATGGAAGACAACGGCTTCAAGTTGGATATGCCGAAGGCTATGTCTTTGCATGCACATCTGATTGGGCGCATGTCTGACATTGAATGCAAGATGCAGGAAGTGTTCAAGCCCACCTACGAAGAGTTAAAAACTCCACAGTATTGGACAGTGTTCGATGGCTCTTGGAAGGAATACAAAGCAGAGACTAAGACAGAACTCCTAGCTTTGCTTCGACAAGATGGCTGCAAAGCTTCCCTGATAAAGGAGGCTGTAGCTGGGCCAATGAAGGTTAGGGAGCATCTGTTCAATGCTGGCAGTAGACAACAGATTGCTGAGCGATTGTCTGCACTAGGTGTGAAGTTTAACAAGCACACAGAGAAGGGCAATGTCATTGTGGACGAGACAGTGCTGCAAGGCATAGATCTGCCCGAAGCTAAGCTTGTTGCTGAGTATCTGATGTTGCAGAAACGCACAGCACAGATCAGTAGCTGGATGGAGTTTGTTCAAGACGATGGCAGGGTGCATGGACGCATCATCACCAATGGTGCTGTGACGGGCCGCTGTACCCACAGTAGTCCCAACATGGGACAAGTGCCAGCAGTCAATCCTGACACGCCCTATGGCGCTGAATGCAGAGAGATGTGGACGGTGGAGCAGGGCAATGTGCAGGTGGGTGTAGACCTTAGCGGAATTGAGCTACGCTGCCTAGCCCACTACATGCAGGATGAGCGGTGGCAAGAGGAGTTGTTGAAGGGTGATGTGCATTGGATGAACTGCCAAGCTTTTGGACTAGTGCCAAAGGGTACAGTGAAGGATGACAACAATCCCGAACACAAGAAGTTTAGAAACCAAACTAAAACCATGACCTATGCCATGTTGTACGGTGCGGGTGCAGCCAAGATTGGAGCAACTGCTGGGGTATCACAGACAAAAGGTAAGAAACTTCTTGATAACTTCTTAGACAATACCCCATCACTGAGGAAACTCAAGGAGAAAGTAGCTAGGATATCAGCAGACGGCAGACTGCCCGCACTGGATGGTAGGAAAGTATGGGTTAGGAATGCACACGCTGCACTAAACACCCTGCTGCAATCTGCTGGTGCTATTGTGGCTAAGCAATGGCTGGTGGAGTGTGATGAAGCCTTGAAACTGCATGGAATAAACGCAAAGCTCATTGCCTTTGTCCACGATGAAACCCAATGGGAAGTTGCTAAAGAAGATGCAGAGAAAGCAATGAAGATTATTGAATACTCTGCTACTCAGGCTGGGCTTGTGCTAAAATTCAGATGTCCCGTTGCTGCCGAAGGAAAGCTCGGCAACAACTGGCGTGATTGCCACTGACGATACAAGTGGATTTTTATTTTTCATAAAGGAAATAGTATGGCAGATTTATCAAAGCGAGTTAAGATTAAAGCCGATGTGTTCTGGTGTCAGCATACCAAAGTGAATGATATGTCAGGTAAGTATCAGCTTAACCTGTGCAATCTGAGCGATGCTGCTGTCGATGCTTTGGAAGCAATGGGTATCAGTGTTCAAACTGGTGAAGATAAGAAGGCTGAGCAAGGTCGGTATATCACTTGCAAGAGTCAGTCGCCCATCAAGGTGTTTGACGCAGACGGTGATCTGATTGAAGAAGCCATTGGCAATGGAAGCAAAGCTAAGGCTTTGGTTGGTGCGTATGAGTGGTCTTACAAGAACAAGAAGGGCATCAGCCCATCCTTGGGTAAGATTGTGATTACAGGTCTTGTTGAGTTTGGCGCTGAGTCTGCTCTTGATGATGAAGATATTTTGTAAAGGAAAACTGGAATGAACATCACACTAAATTTGCACATCGATACCGTTAACGCTGCTCTTACAGGGCTGGGAGAGTTGCCTTACAAGGCCGTTGCTCCTCACATCAATGAGATTCAACGACAGGCTATCCCTCAAGTTGAAGCAGCACAGGCAGCACAAGCGGCACAAGCTGCGGAAGCTTCTACCCAAATGGAACTTCCCTTGGAAGATCTTGATCAGTAACAACAATGCAAAGCAAGGTGATAGCGTTAGTTGACTCTGACATTATTGCCTATCGCATAGCATTCGCTTGTAAGGATGACGATGGGAAAACAGCTAAGAGATCTCTTAACAGTTATCTCACCGACATCCTACTGATTGGCGTTGATAATACATACAGTGGTTGTTATGCCGATGAATGGAAACTCTACCTAACAGGTAAGAATAATTTCAGACTAGACATAGCAACCACTGCTGTGTATAAAGGTAATAGGACAGCACCTAAACCACAACACTTACCAATATTGAGAAAACATTTGGTAGATGATTGGGGTGCAATTATTATTGACGGTCAAGAAGCTGATGATGCTATAGCAATAGAAGCAACTAAGTTGCAAAGTAATTTTGTCATTGCTTCTGTCGATAAAGATTTAGATCAGATAGCTGGCTGGCACTATAATTTTGTAAAGAAGGTAGGATATAACATAACTCCTGAAGAGGGTATGTATAGATTCTACAAACAGATATTAACAGGGGATTCCGCTGATAATATTATAGGCATAAGAGGGGTTGGCCCTGTCACTGCCGACAAACTCCTATCAGAAGCAACAGATGAAATGGAAATGTATTCCATTTGTCTAGAGCAGTATGAGGGGAACGAGGAAAGAGTTATTGAAAATGCCAGACTTCTCTGGCTTAGAAGATATGAGGATGAACTATGGCAACCACCAATGAAGGACACAGTATGAAAAGGAATCCCAAGAATGATCTACAGCCCAATGATGTTGCGATTATCTTGCGCCCTCATGTGGGAGAAGATGGGCAATGGGATCAGACATTTGAAGTTATTATTAGTGGCTTTGGCCCTGTCAGCATTTCTAAGGAAGCAATGGACGATATGATTGGCATGGCAGTATTGCTGGCCTCTGTTGTTCCCCTCATGGAAAGTGATGAAGAAATTGCATCAGAAATCCAAGACCATTGCAGCAAGTTCTATGCACACAATGCAATTGGTGTTGACTACGATCTCAACCACAACAGCTTTGCTGACCTAGACAAAGACCTCCGCTCTTTTGATATCAATACTCCCACTGTAGGCGGGATGCAATGATTTCTGTAGGCGAGATATTGCAGCAGCGAGGAGATCGCTACGGTGAATACATCAATGTAGCCACTACCAGCCAAGAGATAAAGCGTATCATAGCTAATGGAGCCAATGTCACTGGGGGTGACGATGATATGTGTGAAAGCTTGGACATGATTGCTAATAAGATTGCCCGCATTGTTAACGGTGATCCTTATTACAAAGATAGCTGGCAAGATATTGCTGGGTATGCCCAACTAATTGTCAACAAGCTTGACAGGATGGGACTATAGATACCGATGGCCTCTAAGAAGCAAACCATCAAACCCCGTAATGGTGGTGAGTGGACAGAGGCTAGGTATCGAAGCTTCGTAACATCAGCCCTGAGGTCTGCCTCGCGTAGGTGGCCCCCAAAGTATGCAGCACTAAGGGATGCTCTGTTAGGAAGAAAAGAGAATAAGAAGACAGGTAAGTTAGCACAGCATTACAAATGCGCTGCATGCACTGGAGAGTTTGTAGCTAATGATGTACAGGTAGATCATGTCCATCCTGTAGTGGATCCAGTTATCGGGTTTGTTAGTTGGGATAAGTACATTGAGAACATGTACTGTGAAGTGGTAGGCTTTCAGATATTATGTCTGGATTGCCATAAGGCAAAGACTCTTAGTGAGAAACTTAAAAGGAAATTAAAATGAACATTACTTGTACACACCTTGAAGAACTGGAAGACGGTGGCGCTATCGTTAGCTTGGAGATGGATGATGAATCCAAAGTGGAGTTGAT